GTCATACCTACACCACCGGCTGCACCACCGACTACAGTGTTTGCTTCACCGTATAATGCTTCTGCGCCTTGATCACCATAACGTGAACGCATTGCGAAGATCAAGCCTGTTGGACCTGTCATTGGCTGAACGCCAGCAATGTCATATGCGATCAAATTTGGCATCGCACGACGTACAAGTGAAATCAACACAGGGTTGTATGTGTCGATAGCGCCAGCACCGTCTACGTTAATGTTGTTTGTTGGCGCTGCTTCTAGAAGAGAAGTCGGTGAATATGACTGACCTTCTTGAAGGGCTTTCTCAGTATTCTCAAGAATAGTCGCTGTAACGGCTTTCTTGTGAGAATCAGTGATAGCACCAAATGTTTCGTGCTCCAAAATAGGAGTCCACTTTTTCATTAGTTCTTCGTTTCTCATTTTTGTTTCTCCTTGTTTGAGATTCAACTAGTAGTATTTATAAAAAGTTATCTTTTGCTTAGACGATCAAGCGCTGCCGCATAACGGCTAACAGACTCATCAAGTACAAGAGGGTCTTTTGCTGTTGCTTCATCTTGAACTTCTTCTTCAAGCATTTCAGTTTCGTCTGTAGTTTCTACAGGCGTTGCTGATTCAGCAAAATACGACTCTTTGATTGCTACCAATTTTTCTTTGTACTCTTTTGTAGAGTCATAAGAAATACCTTCTGCAAGAGTTGCTAATTTCTCTGCTTGGGTGTCAGTTAATCCTTCAGAAATTTCTGAAAGTGTAACTTCACGCTCAAGAGATTCTTTCTCCTCTTTCAGTGCAATCATTGATTCAACAGTAGTGTTATACTTCGTTTCTTGCTCGTCTAGACGTTTCTCTAGTTCTGCAATTGCGTCAATTTGTTCATATGAAACTTCTAGGTTGTGACCCTCTACAAGACCTTTTAGCGAGTCTAGTAGCGATTCTGCGACTTCAACTTTGATTGAAGATTCAACCGCAACTTCGTTCTGTTCCATCCACTGTTCAATCACATAGTCTAGGTAGGAGTCTACCTTCTCGACTAATTCGTCTGTTGCTTTCACAACTTGTTCTTCTAGGTCTGCAGCAAACTTTTCTTCAAGTTCTTCACGAATAGTTGTTGTTTTTTCGTGAATAGCTGCTTCGAATACTGCTTCTGCTTTTGTTTTGAAATCTTCTGATAGGTCTTCACCATCAAAGATATTTTCAAAGGCAGATGCTTCTGCTACTTTTTCCATTTTTGGTGCAGGTTTTGATTTATCGGCTTTACGCTTTTTGTCTGTTCCACCGGCTGGTGTTACAGGATCAGCAGCTTCAGAATCTTCACCAGTTGCTTTCGCTTCTTCAAGTTCAGCGTCTAGCTTTTTTTCTAGTTCTTCGCTCATTTTTGCTCTCCTCTAAGATTGTGTAAAAATCTAATAGTATTTATAATATTTACTTACTTGCTAACGAATCAATGAACTTCTTGAACATAGTGGATGCTTGTTCTTCTAGTTCCTTCACACTACGTTTGGCAGTCTCTTTGATCTCTTCCACTGTAGCTTCGAATGTTTCTTCAGCGACAACTGCAGCAGCAGGTGTCATTTTTTGCCAAAGACCACTAGCAACATCGTAATAAAACTCAACACCTTCCATAATGCCATTTACAAAAGCATCAGGTGCTGAAGGATCAGCGACAATATCTCCTGCAGTTGCAAGCATGAAATCCTTTTGGACTTCCATAATACCGTCTTTATTCTGCTTCAAAGAACCCATACCTCTTGAAGATATACCTAGTTGAGCACCCTCATCGATTAGATTTTTTACAATCTTACCCATTGGGGTATCCATGATTTTGGCACGACCAACAATGTTGGAGCCATCTTCTTTTAGTTCAGTGAACATATGCGAGACACGATCAAGATTGATTGTCGGTCCTGATGGATGTCCTAGTTCTCCATATGCTCTGTTCTTTTCAACATAATTTTCCTTGTAACGCTTCGTTTCACGTACAAGCGTTTCCATAGGGTACATACGCCCATTTCGGTTTTTCAGGTCACCCTGCATAATGACACCTTCGATGAAGTAGTTTTTGCCTTTTGCATTTCCTTCTTCATCTAGAATATCTTCTGAAAGGTATGTGACTTCTTCAACAATTTCTTTGATAAGTAGTGTCATTTCTTATTCCTTATTTCTTGTAAGCTATAGGGGTTGCCCAAACAGAAGCAGTTCCCCCCACCGCATCCAAAGCATCGCTTGGTGCCTTTTCTATTACAACTCGTTCTCCGGCAGCAATGTATAGATTATTCCCCGTACCCACATTTACTAGTGGAAATGCTGCACCTGTATTTAAAACACTGATTAATCTGGCATTTGCTACTACGTCTGGAGCAGCATTGATATCTACTGCTACGCCTGTTGCTTTTAGAATAGACATATCTTTTTCCTTATCCTACTTTACTCATTGCGAAATCCATCATTTTCATAAACATGCGTTCATCTTTATTGATAGCATCTGAAAATTTCTTTTGGTTTGCTCCATTTAAAGCATCGTGGACTTTTACCATAGCAGATGCTGTGAACATATCTACTTTACTTCTTCCACCATCAGCAAACTTTACTTCTTTAGCAGATTTTGACTTTACAATTTTTTTAAGATCGTCAATAACCGCTTCGAAGATTTCTTCTTCTTCAACTACAGGCTGTAAAGATTCTTTGAAGGACATTAGTTTCTTTGGAGAAACACTTTCTTCCATATCATCATCGTCATCATCATCGTCTTCAACCCAATTATCGCCATCAGAATCGTGTGCATCACAATCACAATCAGTTGTTGGCTTACCAAATTTGTCACCGCAATGCTTACAGACCATACCATCCATATCGTTTGCTTCAGAGATTTTAGTCTCTTCTTTCGTTAGATATGCTTGATCATACTCAGCTTCTGCTTTCGCTGCGTCATTGTCAGCTTTGCGCTTTTTCTTTGACGGAGTCTCTTTTGTATCCTGCTTTACAGGATAGTCTTTCACATCAACTTTGTGTTGATCAAGGAAGTTTTGCTCTTCTGGGCGACGAGTCTCACCTGGCTTGTAGACAGTTTCCTTGATAATGTTCTTTACTAATTTTGACATATCAGTCTTCCGTTTCTTGTGTTTCTAATTCTAGTTCTGGATCAGTACTCACTTCAACTTCAGGTTCTGCAACATCTTCAACTTCGTTTGGTCCAAACATAGAATCATATTTCGTTTCTAAGGCAGAGGTCATTCTAGCTGCCATAACACCATCAAAGTTTTTTTCAAAAGCATTTGCATCCCCATCAAAGGCTTGCTTGATCATATCTCTAATATTATCCATACCATAATCTCCTTAATTACTATTTATTTAGTAAAAATCAATATTGTTCTTCTTGATCCGCTCTATTGCTACCTTCAGCATCAATTTCTTGGATCATATCTTCAATTTCATCTTCGGTCATCTGTAGAACGTTTTTCCATACCCAAATCTTGGAGTAGTATTGTCCCACATATTCATCCATATCTCTTAGTGTTTGTATACGATTGTTTAGTATTTCAGATTGCTTTAACTCTTCGAAGTGGTTATCTTCCATAAAGTTATAGCGAATTTTGTTCTGTATTTCTGTCCAATCTTCAGGTGAGATAATACCCTTTAGGATCAACTGTCTCTCCAACAACTTGTCGAACAAGATAGAGAACCTAGCACGTAAGCGACGAATAAACTTAGAGAACTTGATTTCGTCTCTAGTAATCTCAGACGCACGTCCTAAAGAGAACCCATTATCAGTTTCCATACGTGAAAGAGGAACATTCAATGACTTGAACAATCTCTTTTGGAAGTATAGAATGTCATCCATCTCTCCCAAGTTTTGACCGCCAGGCAATGTAGTAATCTCTGTGCCACGACCACCTTCACGACGAGGCAACCAGAAGTCATCTGTCATCGACATATGTCTGCGATCATCACGCACTTCACCTGTACCTGCATCATACACTAATCTATTTTTATGCTTCACCATCATATCACGAAGATATTGTTCAGCCTTGATTTTAGGTAGGTTGCCAACGTCAATATAAAACACACGGCGTTCAGGCGCACGTGAAATGCGATAAACAACCGACGCATCTTCCATCATACGAAGTTGGTTCAAAGGTTTGAATGCTTTATGCAAGTGTGATAGAACTAGAGTATTCTTTTCGTTTAGAATACCACTGTTCACATTCACAACTGCATCTTTTGCGATACGCAATCCCTTTACACCACCATTATAATCTGTAGTAGCTGCAGATTGCGCTTTGTCTGTCAAGAACCCCTTTTCTACATAGATGTAGTATTCGTTCTTTAGCTTTTTCACTGCAGTAGTATTGTTACCTTCACCCACTTTTACGCTTTCATATTCAC